TAATATATGTTTTTGTTGGAATCCTCAACTTTCAATATTTCTGTTATCGCAGAGTCTGGTATTTCCACCTTGAGAAATCTTCTAAAGTTTCCAACCTCAACTGTGTAGACCGCCTCCTCACCCGAGATAACTGGAACTTTTGCCTTGAAAATATAGTAGTCTATCTTCGAGCCGTCTGTGGTGGTATTGTATCCCACAATCTGAGAGTTGTCTTCCGTGAAAGTTATGTCTCTCATTTGGGTATAGACTGTTCCTCCTTGGGAGCGAAATTTAGTACCAGCCTTTGATGTTACTCTGTAGTTTGAATCTGGTCCTGGTGTTGAGGAGTCCGCTGGCTGAAGGATATGTACGTCGACTTCCCCAACTCCGACCGGATTTGTGACTGGTGTCTGACCCAAGGCCTGAATCAACTGTATTGTCACATTTGGGTCTTTCGTAAATGGTAATATAGCTTCGTTAGCGTTGTGATCTAGATAATAATGTAACTGATCTCCGACGTAAGAAACAAGATCAAACATAAGCGAACCAAATGAGGACTTCTTAAAATCCTTATATGTGTCAGGATAGTGTCTCTTGACATATTCTACTAGTTCTTTTTTTATTTCGTTGAAGCTAGTCTTAGTATAGTCAACTTCTGTTATTCTTTTAGTTCTGTTTGTTGTCGTCATTTTGTTGGATCTCTTGTCCCCGTTTTAATAAATATTACCTTTTAGCCACGTTTCTTATTAAAATTTGAATATAATGAATCTTCGTTTAACTTAACCATCGATTGCTGTAGGTCTAATGGGCTTAGTAAATCAAAATTAAGTTCATCTGACAAACCTAAATCTGGTACAGAATATACTATCTTTAAAATCGAAATATGATCGTCTTGGTTTTCCAAACTGGCTTCGAATGTTGCCCTGATTAAAGTAATGTTGGGCAAATATTTTCTTAGTTGCTTTCTTATATTATCTTCTATATCCGAGAGATCTAATGATTTTTTGTCTTCAAACAGATATCTTGATAAACCTACTCCAAGATCTGGGTTCATTGGCCACTCTCCCGGTATAGTCTGTAACAAGAAGACAAAGTCTTGCTTTAGGGACTCATCTGGGCCTGATACAGACTTGTATGGGCCAACCGACGGGTCAATCCTTAGTGGATATAATGGCTGTATCTGTGTATCGGATGGTAAAATTGACATACAAAACCTCAGTATTAAATAGTAACATTATTTAATATTTTATAGTTATCAGATATTCTTCTATTCCTCTTCTAGATCAGAGATCGGACCGAAGGGCGGCTCTTCCGAATCCTGATCTTCGCAAGCATTAGCGTCTATTGCTTCTCTTGAGTATGGCGCTTCTGGATCGTTAGGACAACCACGAAGTTCACGTTGCCTTACTTCTCCCTTAAGTTCTGGGAAGGTAAGCGCAAGGACCGTCAATGGCGACAGTGGGTGTCCATAGCGATCAAAGTTCCACGATCTATCTCCCGGCCATTCAACACCATCCTCCAAACAAGACGACTGAAAGTTGAACCCTTGATCCAGAAGTGATATATTACCTTTTATGATATATCCAGTCAAACGCTCAATAACGCGCCTGAGTCTTTCCCAAGATGTACTGGAAAGAGGATTTGCTGCCAAATTTGCTGTGGCCGCAAACATATCGATCGGATACGACGGAAATATCATTGAGTACGAACTATCACGGTTTCCGTCTGGTGTTCCCATCAAGCCTGCTGTCATATCTCCTTCTTTATAAGTTGGAGCAAACTGAACGCCAGAAAAGTTTAGCTTATCAATATCACAGTTTTCCCAATGTAGCTTCATTTCTTTGTATGCCGGATCCGCAACACTCGCTATGCCTCTAAACAAAATCGATGGAAAACTTGTGATTAACTCACTCAGTAAATCTATAAACTGACTTAAAAAGTCTTCTGGGTATGGGAAGCCAAAACACTCTAGTGCCTTTTGGTTTGAAGTTGGGTTGTCCATTATTTGCTTCAAGAATTCACCTTGACTAAAGCCTTCAAGCAGCTCAGCCCTGCTGCTTCTGTTCGTCGATACTATGCCCATGAGCGCTGCCAAGCTAGCCTTTGGGGTCTGCAGAATGGTCGGCATTCTGCTGTATCCAGCTAAACAAGATGTAACAAACGCTGTAGAGACAGCTTGATATCTCTTTACTGGAAAGATATACTGAAAAATCTGCTTTGCATCTGGGCTTTCTATCAACTGGTCAGTCAACCATGGTTGAAGATTTATATAGTCTTGCCTAAACGTACTCAGGTCAAAACAGTCTATGATTCCAATATCAGGACCGCTGATTTGTTTTTTAGCTTCTGCGACTGGTACACAGAATATCTTCTCATCACCTATTCCAAACATGTGAAAAGATCTGAACTCTTCTGATACTTGTTGGATTATTCCATCGTCTCTCGTTACGAACCTGTTATATGCGGCGGGCTCAAGACCAGTCGGATCAAGAACAAAAGCATTTGCGACCAAGCGGCTAACTTGATTTATTTCTGATTGCTCGGCTAAATCTCTAAGGACCCTGGAGCTGAGAACTGCATTCGATAGCAAGCTACTTCCCATTAAAGCTGCTGTTATCCCAGTATGTTGCCCATATGCAGCGTTCCAGCTTTCTGTAAATCGATCTACGACATCAAAAGATCGATTAATTGTGTGATCAGCAAAACTAAACTTTGTGCCTGGAACTAGACCTGGAACTGTTCTCTTAAAATATTGCTCCATAGTTTCTGCTGGTTGGAGTCGACCTGCTAGTTCTTGTATGATTCCGGATATATATCTTACTTCAGGATCAAATCGGCTGAGGTCACCCAAATCAACAAACATGTCTCTAAATTGCGCATAATCTAACTTTGTTATAAAGCTTGTTATATCACCGTTTTGAACTGCAAGGATCTGTTCTTGTGATAACAAGCCTCTAACGTATGCTGACTCTTCGATATCCAAATATGTATTTGGAGAACTCATGAGTTCTGTCTTATATTGATTAAATTGTTCAAAAGCCTCTCTATATTTTTCCGCATACTTTTGTGAAAAGACCGGAGGTGAGAAATCATTGTTCGATAATGCTTCAAAAATAAGATGATTGTTCTCAAAAGTGGAACCACGAGGTGAGTCTGGTCTGGTAATCTCTTCTTCGGTAAAGTTAAACGTTCCATTCAAGAATATAAAAAGCCTATTTGTAAATCTAACGATGTCAGATATTGACGCTCGGCCTTGAGCAACATAATTCAATATTCGGCGGCGAATCCGCTCCCACAAAACATCTGCGTCTTGGTTAATGTGATCATCACCAGCGACATAGCCGACATCACTAGTGTTCTCATGGACGGCGAGGCGTCCCGAGAAGCGCTCATTGTCTACGCGGCGGGACCCGGCAGCAGTAGATACAAGGCCTTCTTCAACTGCCGGGGGCGTTGTCAAGTAATAAAGCTGACGCGAGGCCACTTGTACCACAAAAATGTCTTTAAGAACATTATATTCCGCACGAGACGGGGCAAATAAATCAATATCCTCTGCCATTTGGCGATGAGCCACTGCCATAAAATGTATGCAAGCCACAGCCCAATTCAACATGGGGCTACCTGCGGGATTATCTTGGTCAAATCGCTGCTGATGATTATCGTAAATAAGATTATCTACATTTTCAACTCTGCGATTGGGGCGGGCATTTTCATGGTGCGCATATAAAATATTAGTCTCTAAGTTGTAGGAGGAAAACACAGCCAATAACATTAAGTTTTCTTCAGGGCTATGGTTCCCTGTTTGTATAGTTTGTATCAACCTATACAATAGTCTAAATTTATAAGGCGCGTGAAGTATTTCCATGTTTTCTCGAGTTGCTTCGGAAATATTTCTAAACGCAGCTTGACGAGCTGAAATAATATATAACTTCTCAATAATATGAAGCAGTGCTCTGACCAAATCATCTACGTCATCCCCAGAGACATTGAGATTTCTTCCAGGGTTTCTTCTGTAAATTCGCACATTTTCAAAATTAAAACCCTCCTCTATGTTTCTACTTCTTAGTAAATTAAGAATAACACCTGTATTCCTATTCTCATTTGCTTGATAAAAAGACGCAAAATCATAAATATCTAGACCTGTATTAAGTGTTCGAGACAAGAATGAATCCAAAAGGAGCCTACTTATCAAGGTCTTCATAAATGTCTTAAAATCTGCAAAACTAAATATGCCATCATTTAAGAACGGCGAAGACCCCACATTATTAAATGGAGTGTGCTCATATCGATTGTAGTTTATAAGCTGAGTGCCGAGACCATCTGAAACTAAACCTGAAGTTCCATTTGAGTAAAAATCCCAGCTTGAAAGGTCAAACTTGTTTATTTCCGCATTCCACGGACCTCTTTCACCGGGGGCGATATAAGACTCTATGTTATTTACATCTTCGCTGCCAGGATATAAAGTCACTAATCCAGGCTGCTGCCATATCTCCCTTTTGTCTCCGTCCAGATTTGGACCGTCGCGATCATCGAAAGAATCTCTAATAACATTTCTGTATAGATTATATCTCTTATCCGGTAATATCCCTATTGCCCATTCAGCAAAAATGGGAAAATCATCAGTTATATCCCACCCTTCCCGAACGTTTCTGCGACCAAGTTCGCCAGGAGCAAGATTCCCAAAAGTTCCTGGTTCACTAAGTTTCTCAGAATAACTCATCGCTAGAGGCAAGAGTTGTGTGGGTCTTTCTTTTAGCCTCGACCCAGAACGTGTAGTGCCTAGCGGTGGAGTCAGGGCGCCCCATAGGGTATTGTCCCTTCTGTTTTTCATATACCATTTAAAAATGTTCTTTAAAGAAAACACTGTTCTATGAAAAGACGTTTGATCAGAAGTCATATTTTGGTCTTTTGTCATCTTATAAAAGAGATTGTAAGACTGCATAGCTCTCATATAGTCATAGATTCTATCTTCAGTCCAAGCTTGGCGAGAGCCATCTTCATTAAGTATTTGACGACTCAAATCAGGTACCTCTGGAGATCCAGGGATCCCTCTGTCTCCCTGAGGGGCTGGTTCATCTTTGGACATGAGTGAACCTCGATCCCTAAAAAGACCGTCTAGTTCTTCTGTTGAATTGTAGTTTGCTGACTTAGTTTCTGTCTCAAAAACTTTAGAATATATTCTCTCTATTGAACAATATTGTATAGGAGAATCTTCATTTACATTTGGATTCAAGCGATCTGCTACATGGTTTCTTGTAAAATCAGTACTAAAATCTGGAAACCTATCGTTTGCCCTTCTTGCTTCATCTAGCACCCTGACTCTACGTCCTGGATCTTCTGGTTCGATTCCATTCGACCGCAAAAAAGCATCAACAAACACCCTATACTCTGTCATTATTTGAGACATCGCAAAATTAAGATCATTAATATTTTCCTGTAAAGAATCAGGATTGTGCATCTCTCTTATATACTTTGGAAGCACAACTCTACAATAAACCTCTCTAGGTATTGCAGCGCGACGGCGTCGAGCAAACGTTGAACCCTCTTGACCCTCAGATATGTAAACTTGAGTCACTAAAACCCTCATTGGTATCTTATAGAAGTTTGGCGGATAGATTTCATCAGTACTAGGTACACTTCCAGCGCCGAAGCCAGAATGAGATAACACATGTTTCCGGCTTTCTCTCTGTTTGGCTATTTGCTCGTCTCCGGATTTACGATCTTCAAAAGGGATCGTATCATTCCCCTGATATTCAAACATGCGCGATGGCGGAAAAGAAGCCCGGATATCTGTAATCCAATGATGAGTCATTGTGGTATTTGTTTGTGGGTTTATACCCATGGGCCTTGCAATAAACACATCTGGTCGGTCCGGGTCATCAGTTTGCTTTGTGTATAACACTCTGCCATATTGGGATAATCTTTCATCTTTCATGCCGTCAACAGATGCGTTTGCAATAATAGGAGCCCCATTGTTTAAGTCCCTGCTGTCTCTGTCGGCATATAATTTGTCCATCGCAACCTGAAGATCTTCTCGAAGCGCTCTCGAAACTGTAAAATCTGGCATAAACTCCAATACAGCAGGGTCAAAAGTCTCTCCTATAGAAAATGAACCAAAAAGGCCGGTGATTATAGATGCAGAGTCACTAAAGTCGAAAACTGTCTCTACCCATGTTTCTTCATGAACGGGGCCATACTGTTCTTTTATCCGCTCAAATTCCGCTGATTCGACTAAGCCTAGCTTGTTTTCAAATATCACTTCAGATTCTTGACTGTTTTCGTCCCTTCTATGCCTTAGAATATCGTTCTCATTACCAGTAGGACCCTCAGGGGTAAGCTGCTTGTGTTTGCCTAATGTTCTGCCTTTGCCTCTATCTTGAGGTTGTGCTGCTTGAATGTAAGTGTTCTTGGGATCATTTGCACTTCTTTCGTTTCTAAATGTTCTAGATCTCACAACTCCAGATCCAGCAGGCGTCTCATCATTGGTCGCTATACCATTCTCTTCGGTTATATACCTAGAGAACCGACCATCATCTATTGCCTCTGCGACGGAAAAACCACTAGCGCGGAGAGCCAATAACTCTTCTCCATCAGACGGAAGTATATAATATTTTGTTTCCTCACCCCTTAGAGGTGAAATTTTGTTCCTAAGTGTCTGATATGAACTTGCAGCATCAGGATTATCAACCTGTGATGAATAAGATACTGGATCGTTATAAAGTTCTTCTGAATATGCTGTTAAACTAAAATTGTTATCTGGGAACAAATTCTCTTTTTCGTGAGAAATAAAATCTTGCTCAAACTTGATAATCCTTCTCTTGGTAGTTATAAATCTTGTTGGTGTTCGCCTTATTACTTCTGGTCTTGCATTGGCTTCACGAACGGAAGTGTTTCTCAACAGTCCACCTGGGGCATTTCCTGGGTTTTCGTCGTAATGCATTAGACCCCTGTGATGCAAAATGATCTTTTCTAGGTGGTCGTAGTTCAGCGCGCTGTTGAGCCCATCAATAAAGTCATCTATGTGAAAGATCTCATGCAAAGCATTGAGGTCATCTGATGTTTCCGCTGCTGAACCTCTTGCATCTTGAGGCAATTGCACTGTCGAAGAAATATCATAATCATTCAAGTTGATTGCCGGTAAACTAACTCTATCGTAAGCACTCGAAATAGAAAGCCTTCGGACATCTCTAAATCTAGCAAAACCAGGACCAAGATCTGTATTATATGCAGATTCTGGCTCAGGATTGAGAATTTCTGCCATAATTTCATTAGTTGGTAAGACTAAGTTCTCTAAATCGGCCAGCGGGCCCATCACCTCAAGACAATGCTCAATGTGAAAAAACGGATCATTACCTGCTAATAGATCATATGGTCGATTATAGAATCCTCCATTTTCAACAGACCTAGGGCCCAAACTAAGGGCACGATCACTAACACCGGGGCTTAAAATCGGGTGCTCCCAAAAAATCTTATCTGGTACATCTCTTCTATCTCCCACTATCCTTGTGCCTGCAGTGTCCCTATTGGCAATGATTCTTGATACTTCCGTCTGTGGGACAAAAAACTTTACGAACCAGTTAAAATAATCAAGGTCTGGATCATTTTGAAATATCTTTTTTGAAAGACCTTGAACTTTGGTAAGTTGTTTTTGCACTATATCTCTAAGTGCTGCTTTTGGTTGTTCTATGCCTGTCACCCTTTCTGCTACTTGTTCCCACTTTCCAGACAGAGAAGGGTGCCGCCTTATTTCTTCTTCGACAAATCTAATGAAGAAATCCCTCATAAACGGCTCATCAGCAACACCCTCAACGTCCCAAACCGGATATGCTATAGAGCCCTTTAAAACCAATTCTAGAATACAAATCCGAACAAACCCAACAAGACAAACATTTTGTATGGCCTTATCTATCGGAGATGGGTCATCCACATCGAGATTATAGAGATTGTTCTCGGGCTTAGACATTTCTAGTGCGATTTGGTCCGCTATATCATCAGTGACGATTTTTTCAAAAGATAATAAGCCAAACTGAGAAACATTGTATCTATTCTTGTAACAACCTTCTTCTTCCGAAAAATAAACCTCTCCATTTACTCTTCTTCTGAGTTCTGGGTAGTAACCCTCTTCGTCGTAGATTCTAGAGCGGCGAAGAGAAAAAAGCACTTGTTCAAAAACTCCCTCAAAGAACTTAGGAGCTTCAGAATTGTATATATGATTTCTTAGAAAATTGTTTAGGTAGTTGCCTAAATCAGCGCGTTGTCTGGTCTCTTCCTCATTTTCGGCTCGTTGTTGTTCTCCAGGACGATTGTCATAAATAAAGTCGACTTTTCTTTTAACGCTTTCCCAAAACTTTCTAGCAAAAAGCTCCCTTCGCGTATATATCCCTGCGGGAATACCCTGGATTGCTCTTTCAAATATGTCTCTATCTCTCGCTTGATCTCCTGTTATGGTCTCTTCGTTTAATCCGGGGCCAGGAATCGTATCACAATATTCAAATATCTGGTCTTGTCGAAACAGAGGACTGCCTCTCACCTCTATAGTGTAAGGATCAAAACGATTTGTTTGTCCTGTGCTTGTAAATTCATTAAGAGTGATTATTGGCCTCAGGTTGCCAAGAGCAGGTACTGCAAATTCAAGCTTTACGGCCTGACGATTCGGTGTGATCTGCTCGACATCAACAATCTCAACATTAGTTAAACTAGGATCTTGTTGGTTTTCGCGGCGTGTCTCAAAAGTTAATTTGAGAACATCCTTCAGGATTTTCAGATAAGACTCTTCTGTTATTGTGTTGGAGATATTTTCAAGATGCGTTTGTAACAGTGCTTGCAGTTGTTGTAATCTTTCGCCTATTCTTTCTCTCAGAAAGTTATTTACTTCTTCTGGCCTTACTGAACCATCTTCTCTTTCTGATGCTTCTTTTATTAATTTGTAGGCGGTAACAAACCCAAAATCTCTCAAAACTCCAGAGTCCAAATTGTTTCCTAAGTCTGCAATTGAAGTAGGTTGTCCTCGGACAGCCCCCACCATTGGGTAATTTCTGATTTCTCCATCATTATTTACTACAAAAAAACTGTCCTGCATAAATCCTACTGGTCTTAAAAAAAGAGGTCGAGTTGTGGATTTTGCCGCCTCATAGCCTATATACGGGAAGGCATTATTCCCGACGAGAGTTTGAGGAGTTGGGTTTCTACTATTATCATTGTCTGCATATATTTTTACTACTTTTTTACCACCTGTTACAGTCTCTAGTTCATATATCTGATAAAGGATTGCTAATTGTTGTGTTAAACGTCGCTCGTCTGCGGCGCCTTCACCTGGACCTAAGGCTGTATATAGTTTTAAGTTTTCCAGTATAGTCTGTACTATAATATTTGATTCCTGATTGTATTCAGGGTCTTTGGGATCTGCTAATCGAATCGAATTCAAAAATAGTGCTGGTCCAAAATTTGTCAAGGAACTAACATATCCCATCTTAGCCGGCTCAAAAAGACTAGCAACTGTGCTGCTAATCTGAGAGCCTAAGCGCTCAGGCAAACTCGGCAACAAAGAGTTTGGATCGCTAAAGTCCATGATGGATGGTAATATTGCATTAAGACCCTCTTCTCCAAACCTTCTAAGTGCCTCAGCTTGTCCCAAAAGGTTTTTATTTGCTATGTCAACAGCTTGCTGTATTTCTTCATCTGTTGCATCGTTAGCCAGCATCCTTCTTCTTATTTGGTCCAAAAAGCTTGAAGTCTCTGCACAAGAAGCGGAACCCAATACCGAAGTCGATTGACTCAAATTGTCACAAAAATCTGGAGGCAGGAATATTGAGATAGTTTCAAAAAATGCCCTAAGCTTGTCTTCTGTGTCTGTTTCCTCTATTCCAATTCTCTCTGCCAATCTAAGTATCATGTTCATTGTTGGCGAATCGATCTCTCCGCCCTGAAGAACTCTACACAACTCCTCTCCTGTAAGAAATAAGGCCATTTCGTCGATAAGCTGTTTTGATTTTTCTACATTCTCATCACTAAGATTCAGGTCTATCAAGCCCTCAATTAATGCTCTTTTGATCGTCGGGGTTGAGCTAGAGCCAGATCCGTAAAGTTCGTCTTGTAACCGATCAGTACAAGGAACCTTCAAGATATCTAACAGCGTCTTTGCAAAGGCGCACAAAAGCTGCGTCAAAAATTCATTCCATTTTTCTATCAATGTGTCGATAAGTTGTGCATACCAACCAAAAATACTAAAATCTGGTCTCGGGGGTGCAGCTAGTTTAGGAAGTGTAAAATCAACTGAAGGGACTCTTATACATTTAATATAATCACACAATAAGCCTGTTAACCAACTAGTATTAAAGAATTGTTCCCAAAGTTGTTTAAGGCTTATACATTGATCTCCAAAAACTGATAATATTTCATCCGTTCCATAATTGACCTTCAATTGGTTTTCGATGTCAAGTATTTCTTTAATGTTTCTCCAGTTCTCTATCGGATCTGATATATTGTTTTTGGTCCAAAGCTCTATTGGATTATATTCTCCTTTAGAGAAGCCAGTCACTTTCATCGTGTGTTTTACAATATATGCAAGGCCCTTTTTTCCTAATCCCAAATCTTCACAAGATAGCCCTATATTGAAAAAGCTATTTGTTTCTGACATCTCTTCAACTTGCGCAAGATAGCCAACAGTTCTTGGGTTTTTAAGAGCTGGCACCTCTTTTAAGAGATTGGCAATACTTCTAACTGGGGCTCCTGCTGCTGAAAACGCAAGGACATCTAAACCTTTTCCATTTTTTGAAGGGCCGAATTGAAACCTAATCTCTGATTGTTGGAGTCCTGAAAATCCCTGAAGCCTTAATCTTCCCTGATCATCTGTTCCAAACTCAAAATCCTCAAACCTTGAATCAATGAACCTCCTTAACTGAGGTGCAATCTGAGTAAGGCGACCAGCCTCTGTGTTTCCATTAAAATCTGAAGGTGTGATTACAACATTATCTTTGTTGCAGTTTTTTTGTGCAGATCTGAGATTTTCAGCTGTCTTAGTCAGCATTCTCTCTAGATCAAAGAAAGATATTCTTAACTCAGTTAAATCAGAAAACTTTGGATTTGACACCCGAGATATGTCCTGTCTGCGGCCTGATGACAATGTATCAACGATTCCTGATACCAACTCCGTAGCCGGCACAGTTATATTGGTGTTACCAAAGACCCCCAAATCTGCAGATGTTTGGTCTATCGTTTGATTATTATTATAGTTTTCTAGCGTACTTTCCCTTAGGATACGAGCAATCTCTCTTTTTCTCTTGTTAGCTAAAGCTCGATATTCCTCATATCTCCTCTGCTGTTCTTCCTCATCTATAGGATCCCCATCACAAGAGACGGATATGTCTGGAGCTGGTGGACGCGGGGGCTGCTCTTCAGCTACTGATGTACTTTGTTCTGTTTCCCTAAGCCTGACTCCTTCTTGTATTAGTGCTAGTTTTTCTCTATTTATTTCAAATTTAGCCCTATAAACATCCCCAGGTCTTAAAGACGGAGACCTGAATTCAATAAACTTTATTAAGGGACTTTCTTCGTTTTCGCGCTCGATAATATCGTACTTTTGCGCTCCATCAAGCAAAGTGTATTTCTCAATCGAAACATCTGTCGACAAAACATATTCAGTCTGTGGTGCATATGTAGCGTCATGATTTGGAAATACATCTGACGGTGGATTATATAAATCCTTGAATTCATTAGATTCTGGATCTAAAATCCATAAATCAGGCTTGTTGTAGAATTTTAATATTGCGTCGAGCGCTAGATCTTCTAGTTCTTTAATTTTTCTTTGGTATCGCAAAAACCTGGTTGGGCCATCGCCCTCTCTGAACCTAGGAGGTAAGTTGTCGAGTGTGTATTCTGTCTCGTGAAAAAACCCTATCCTAGTTGAATCAATATCAAAAGGTGGAGGATCTGTAAGCGGATCAGGCTCAAATGCGCGCCGAATTGAATCATAAACAGACGGCGAAACCTCCGAGGACTCTATTGGTTGCTCTGTTGTGACTGCGATCATCGCGTCATAAAGAACACTTCTCTGGTCTTGTGGGATTATGCTATACCTTAGCGTTCCGAAATAGGAGGACCTTATTATATAATCATCTGGTGATTCTTCAAACCCAAAGCGAAGACGCTCAGCGGAAGAGACTTGGTCCTCATATCTTCTTAAGAATTCTATTCCTTTTTCCTTAACTCCGATATAATCTACAAAATCTGACCGGGGTTCGAGGATATCTTCCGTGTTTTCTAGTTTTTGTGTCAAGGTACCTTGCACAAATGCCGAATAAAGCCCCAGTAAGACGACGTCATAGGCAGAAGATCCCTCACCGAATACCCGAGGGTTGTGATAGTAAGAAGTGGCTCCTACGCTTGTTCTAGGCCGCCAGCCATGCATCACTGCTAGGGTTGCTTCTCCTAAAGTTCCCATCTCTGAATCAAAAAGCCTAAAAATCAAGTCTATTAGCGTTGATGTGTAGCGACTGTTCAAATAAGAATTTAGTTCATCGAATGGAAGTAATCCGGGTACTACAGACATCGTTCCACCAGATGGAAGCTGAACTTGTCTTTCCTGGTAATCCGGCTGCGACGCTAGAACGTCTTTCTCTATTTTCTGCAACTCTTCAAAATCTCTATTAACAGAAAATTTTGTGAAGAGATAGTTTAAAATATGGAATTGATTATCTAGCTGAAACTTTACTAAAAACTTTTGCATATTACTATCAAAAGTAGCTGCTTGCATTTTTGATAATGTTACGCCAGTTGCACAATCAAACCATCCTTCTGGATCCTCCAAGGATGGATTCGCATCATTTGGATCCACTAATGAAGAATAATCAACTATTGCTCCGAGGGCTCGTTTGACTACTAGAATGTCTCTACCGACGTCACCCAACTTTCTAGGCCCAAAATCAACACGTTCTTTTGTTTGTGGGTTTCTAAGTTCTAGTTTAAAAAATCTTATAGCCATATTGATAAATCTTAATTGACAGTATTGTGTCTACTATTAATGAAAACTTCCGAGTTTTCGTTTAGATAATTAGTAATCCTATTGAAATTGTTTACGTCTATCTTTAAGCCGTCTAGACGATTATTAACGCCTTCCAGAACTGTTAACAGACCTGTCCAAGTGGTGTATGGGTTCTGTATTGTGACAGCTGAAGGTATTGGCAAAAGATCAAAAGCGGTAGAAGTTGTTGCATTAAACTTGTTTTGTGCGGCGACAAAGTTATCTAGACGCCTATTAACTTGCTCTACCAATTTTAATATGGATTTTAAACACTCGACCAGATTATCACCAAGAACCATAGGATGCTGGGGTATAGATTCTCCATCTCTATTTGTTCCATTTTCTGCTATCAGGTGTATGCCGTTATTTCTTTTTATCCTATTACCTTGAGAGTTCCAAGATTCATCTGGTCCTCCTGTTACTATCTTTAGATCTTGTCTTGAGTGCATTCTCAACTTGTCTGCTTTGATCATTATCCCACTTGTTGGAGCGACTTCATTTGTATCTTCATCACCAGATCTTATTCTTTCAGTTACTTTAAAATTCTTGTCGATTATCGTCATTTGACTTATGTAAATTCTTGCAGCATCCATAACCATGCCGGGGTGGTTCCCACCGGTTAATGATATTCCTTTTACTTCTGGTGGAAAACTAGTATTGAAGCTAGGCCCCAAGACTATTGGGCTTCCATTTATCTCCTCTAAAGGGAAAGGAGCCATGCGGCCAACAACTATATCAATCGCGCCGGCACCCATGTGATCAGAAAATCCTGAATTATACTTTCTCGAGAATAAGCTATTAGAATATGTTTGACTATTTTGAGGTGCAGAATCTCTACCGAGAAGTATGAGAGTATTATTGCTTCCCTGTATTATATGATCTCCTGGTCTCTCAAAAGGAGCTGGGTTTGGTTCATCTAGTTCAGAATCACCTATACCGTCTTGAGGAGACCCTATGCCTAAAAAATTATCAGTATATGGTACATGGTTTTTAGGTTTACCTTTTACCATTGCAGAAGGGTTCTCCTCTACTTGAAATGTTTCTCCGCGTCTAGATAAAGTCTCCCCCTCTGGCCCTACTACACCTAAAGTATTGGCTGGACTGTCTTCTTGTGGGCTTGAGGTCTGCCTTGCCAGCATTTGTGCTGGGCTGACTTGCTTAGGATTGGAGCCTATTGAAGAATCAACGTCTGTCTCTATTAGGGAAGAGTACTCAGAATTTCTTAAAGTCTTATCATATCTTGCACGGAGCAGATTCATGGCATCGGACTCATTCCTGCCGACTACAGTAGTTGAAAAGGTCTTACCCTCTATCTCTACAGACCAAGAAGCTCTCGTTTTGCCATCTTCTGTTTTCTGAAAAGAATAAACTGGCTTTTTAGTTATTTTATTTTTAAGTTCTGACATTGTTAGCTACCAATAAACCTACTGTATTATAACACCATAAGAATAGTCAAAGTTATAGGGAAAAGCTATCTGAACTTTGCTTTCTAAACTTGGCGTCTTTTTTCCGTCCTCATTATTGAGTGCCATATAAGCCTTGGGGTATCTCTGAATCTGCTTTAACTGCCTTAGAGATACAGATGATGACCCCTCTTCTCTTAGAGTCTTTATAGCTTCGTCTATTGACTTAGGGGTTTTACTAAACTCTTTTATCTTCTTGAAATATACGTCTGCATTTTCAGGCTGAGGTAGGCAAGCACACAGTTCTTGTATATAGACAATGGCTTCTAAAATCTTTGTATTGGACTTTGTTGAGCCCTTCTTTACTGTTGCGGGCGACGCTGTTTTTAAACAATATTCAACAAACGTGTCATCATATTTTGATTTAAATTGACCCAAAGTCAAGATACTGGTGTATAATATTAAACCTGAAAACTTTATATTGAAGTGAGGTTTATCGTTTTTTCCCTGAATGTGCTCGTAGGCTATTGTGTTTAAAATATCTTCTCTTTTTCCGCCTGCGGGATGTAATGCCGGTTTTTTGCTTGTTGGGACTGGCAAGACTAGATTATCAAAGTTACTCATCTTCTTCGTTATCCTCAGAATCTGTGCTAGCCTTTATCATGTCAAAAAGCTCTTGTTTGTCCTCTTCTGTTATATTCTGGCTTTCCTTTGAATCTTTACTAATCAACGCTGCAAGCTTTACGAGCTGTTCGTTTGATCTCTGGAGGGTTTCCAAATATTTAGCTGCAATAAGGCCAACTTCACGATGTCTATCATCGCCTGTTTGCATGTATTTCATAAGACTCATTAGCAGAGTCTTTGTTGCAGCCCTATCTTCTGTTATGTTATTTTTTGCTTGTTCTATGAAATTTTCAACTTTTTTTGACATATATTAAATACTTTTTACTCAAAAATATTCACTCTTTATCCCACTTGGTTTTGAAATTTCTGTATCTCTCTCTGAGTTTATTAAGATTATTTACGACCTGTTTTGTATTAAGGCCTGTGAGTTCTCTAAGGTATAGATATATCGCTTTCTTATTGAAAATTTCTATGTCATCAATGTTGTGCACGAGAACTTTTACTGCGTCTAGCACTGCCTTTTCATTCTTCTTTAAGCTTCCGGTATCCCATGTTTCCAAATTATCTAATAGAGTATTCCAAAACTCCATCTCAATTCTTTGAGAAACATAAGATTCATTTGGGTCTGTAGTGCCAAGGATATCGGCGCCACCATTTTCGACAAGATTTTCAAACGAAACTTCTTTTTTTATCTTCTTAGAATTTACTTTAACCTTGTGTATGAACCAATTTTTTGTAACAACTGAGAAATATGAAAAAGCTTTAGAACCCTTATTTGGGTCATACTTGTTCAAGATTGTTGTTAACCACACCTTGCAATCTTCCCTGAGTGAGTCTATATTTGGCAGTATATTGAACTTATAAGTAAAAATGATCTTATTGACCATTTCACTAAAAGCCGGCTGGATTAAGTTTTCGTACAGCTCTGATCTCTCCTTGTGATCATGAGTTTTGCAGTAATCTATCACTGCTTGTTCATGCACCTTAGTAAAGTACAGGTTCTTTGTTCTCCGGCGACGGCGGCGAGGTTTTTTAACTTGTTCTGCAGACATGGACTATTATTCTCTATCTAGAGCAGCTTTTTCAGCCTCCTCCTCTTCTTCATCATCAAAAAGAAGATAATCAAAATTATCTATTTGCTCTACTAGATCAGTACCATGTTGTATGAGTTGGACTAGGGTTGGGTCTCCATAAAACATCTCCATTTCATGCACCCCTTTTACATGTGCCACATATTCTGATATCAATATTGATAAATTTGTAATATCTTCTTCTTTTGTTTTTATTATGTTGATAAGCCACCGAGCATAGAAAACAAAAAAAAGATTTATCACTATACTAACAATAAGAAATGCATACTCCATCAATCTAAAGTCTCCATTTTTAAATCCCTTTTTTGGTTTTGCAAGTCTTTTTTTGCATCCTTTATAAACTCGTCGACCACGCGGCCGGGCTTGGATTTCGCTTCAATACTAGAATGTTTCTTTAATAAAAAACTAGGGATCTTTTTTATTGTTTTTATTTTTTTGCAAAGAATACACTCTTCCTGTTCATGAGACATGCTGTGACTGATTTCGAATTGCTCCTCACAAGAACAGCACTCATAAACATACCTAGGCATTCTTTAATCTGAGCCTATGGTTGCTTTTGTTTCTTTTATCGCTTGTGGCGTTAATGCCGCTTCTTCAGGGATCTTAAAATTTGGAGGGTTTCTCACAACAAGTTCCTCTGAATCACTTAATTCAAAGTTAAAAGAGTTAAGCACAGGAACAATATCACTCTGCTCTAATAACGACTTTTGAAGTGCCATCATGATGGCTCCAAGTGCTTGGTTTGATAATTTCATTTTATTTCTCCTTAAAAAATCTTTCTGAATTTATATTTTTGTCATCTATGAAGAGATCATATATAGGCTTCCCGAAGTGGAGTTCGTGATACTTTACTCCCCACTTTTCGAACTGCTTCTCGGTAATATCTCTCCAATCAATACCAGACCCTGTTCCACGGGCAGTCCAATAAACAATCTTATCCCCATTATCGTACATTTTATTAATTTTTTTAATGTTTTTATTTATTGGTAATGCCTTAGAATAATCTCTGTCTTCAGGAGAGATGCATATAGTCTCATCTATATCCACATAAATAATCATACACTTTTGCCTTTTTCATTACTAACTCTCTCCGCGACGACCCTATCAAAACCTCTTTTTGTCCAATTGCAATACAGATGTTCCAGTATTTTATGATTATAATACTCCTCTTTATAGGTTTCATACTTGAATGTGTCCCCTTCCCACATATACAACTTATGACCAACAGAGTGCAAGAGATCAACAATATTTTTTGATTCTTCTAAGGTTTTTCCACATTTTGATCCACGTATTTCAACAAAAATTTTGTCTATCATATAAGTGACACCTTCTTCAACTAATTTTTCTACCCACACTAAACCTCACTATAATATCTGAAAAGTGGTATTTTATGCTTTTCCATCTTTTCTTTAAAGGACCTTTTGATTTGAAACATTTCTGTATTCTTTTCTTTTTTTGTAGAAAAATTAATGGTAAACATATCTCTGTAACCTTTTTTCACTTTTGTTCCCTTGTGCAAACCTGTAGTATCTGCTGATATTATTGATCCCGCAGGTGCTATACACTTTATTTCAGTTTCATTTCCGTACATTTTATAAACTTCTTCGTCTGGTATTCTATATTTGTTGGAATCTTCTTTTTGATTCTTGTTGCTTCCCACTATATACGTAAACGGTCCATTCTCATGCGATACATCTGTCAGATATACAAATACCTTAAGAAAATTTCCCCTAGTGCTCTTTAAGCTTCCCAAATTTTGGTCTCTATGAAATAAAGTTGTTGTTGTTTCCGGATATGCAGTCTCCTTGCTGCTTCTAAGGTTTACAGTTCCTAAGAAAAAATCTCTTCCTTCAAAAAATAAAAATGGTAGCTTTAAAACTTCATCTAAAAGAACTATCTTAGCAAAACTATCATACAACAAAGGTTGCTTGAATAAAGTAAAATTATGGTTATTTCTCATATGTGCGACAGGATCGTGTCTGATGTTCTCCAAAACACTATTGCAGTCTGACAATATGCTTCCTGGTATCTTGGGGTTTTTATTAGAATATAAAAGTCCATGTTCACTAAGATTATACAAGACGTCTTTACCTCCAGGTCTCACTATCTGTTATTTGGAATATCACCAGTCATATTTGACGCATGGCCACTGCCATAATTAAAGAAATGCGTATTTGTTGTATTATGGCTCAATAGATAGTCCCACAGCGTGACATAGTGCCTACGATATAGATTAATATCCAAACTACCATGTCTGGCTGGGTCATTTGATATCTTTTCTTCTTGAAAGCACGACGATGGTGCTCCCAGCACCAAACCATCCATACCAACAAGAGATATATTTTTCGCTCCTATTTGTGTTGCTAGAACAAGCATCCTAGGAATAGATCCAATTGAGCCAAAAAATCTAGTTGAAAAAAAGAGGCTTCTCTTATCATTAATCTGAATAAAATTAGAAAAATATGGCTCTTCTCTAGAGATATTTGTTTCTACAGCTATTAGCGAATTATCTCTATTTATTCTTTCTAAAACTTGCTGATTTCGTATATCAACTTCATTCCCCAAGCTAACTAGGTCGAATTTTATATCTTTTAAAAATTTTACTTGAAAGTAATGATTACATGACCACACATAGTCATATTCATCAATATTTGCTCTCCATTTATCTTCGAAATCTCTAGCACTCGGGCCGGCGCCAATAATAAGAATTTTAGAGTCTTTAAATTTTGTAAGCTTATCATATCCACTTATTATTATTTCGTTGTTAAAATAATCTATTTTTTTCCCATTTTGTATGTATTTTTTTCTATTAAAACTCTCTATCCCAAACACATTATTCTGACAAAAACCTTCCTCTGTATCTAGAAAAGCAGCCCGATTATTGTGTTTTCGGGTTTCGCACGTGCTAAAAATATCACCTGTGATTAAGTCTTTCCACACGTGGTTACGGATATGCGAATTTTCATCTATGAACTGCAAAACACTAGTGATAGTATCGGAATCATATCTGTGTAACAACTCCATGTCTACTTTAGAGCACTCAAGCCAATTCACGTATTGCTGATTCCTTTATATAAAGCTTCGCACATCTTAAATTGCCACTCATAATCTATATCAAAAACTTCCTCTTCCGGGACTGGGTGTAGTTGAATGTCTCCTTTTTTAGTAAAGTCTCCCATCCATATGCCTTCGCCTATCTTTTGTAAGGACCCTGCATACAAACAATGTGCCGCTTCATAAACAGTCTGTGCAGTCTTTGTGTTCATCACTGCCTCTTCGACACTTGTTAAAAGGTCTCCTTCCGAATTCCAAAAATAGTTCTTCTTTTGGATAACCCCAAATAATCCATCGTTGTCAGTCTTTAAATATTCCTCAGTAAAGTCATCAATAGTCTGCACTGATAACATAGGAGTACAAGCGTTAACAAGAATGACATATTTATGTGGTATCTTATCCCACCATTCATATATCTCTGTCATCGGAGTACCCTCAGACATTGCTGATTTTTTACTTCTGTGAAAAATATTGACAGGATACTTCTCTGCTATCTCTACCAACTCATCTTCGTATACGGAAACGTATATATTTTCATTTGGGATAAGTTCTGATTCTACTAATTTTTCAACACTTATATCCAACAGGGTAGTACCTGCAAAAGGCCTAATCATCTTTTGTGGGCATCTTTGCGAGGATAACCTTGCCTGAACCAGAAAAGCTATGTCTTTTATATTTTTCATTAGATGCCTCTTAGTTTCTTTCTGGAGGCTAGCTCTCCGTCGGTCACTCTTTTGACTCCGTCACCAAAAGCTTCTTCCAACTCGCGGACGCCCCTTACCAATTTGATCAAACCCTGTGGCTCCACGGATGCAAGATGATCGGAACCCCACATTGTGCGGTCTAAAGTGATATGTCTCTCTAGAATTGTTGCCCCCAAGTAGACTGCTGCGACAGTTGTACCTAGCCTAAATTCGTGACCACTGTATCCAACTTCGCAATCATATCTATCTTTTAGTGTTTTGATGCAGCTCAGATTCAAATCTCTAAGTGGTGCCGGGTATGCAGAATTGCAGTGCAGAAGCGAAAAGTCAACACCCTCTTCTCGCATCCACTTTACAGCCTGATCCGTTTCTTCTAATGTGCTCATTCCGGAAGAAAAAATAATTTTCTTACCAGATCTCGCTGATTGTCTCATTAAATCTTCATTAGTTATCATGGCAGATGGGATTTTTATAAAAGGAATGTCATATTGTTCCAAAAACCTAAGACTATCTAGGTCCCATGGGCTTGCGGACCATTCAATTCCTTTCTCAGCACAATGAGAATTTATCTCATCATATTCTGGTTTCTCAAATTCAACCTTGTGCTTGTACTCCAAATAAGTCATTGTGCCCCATGGGGTTTCTCTTGGTATGTTTTTTTGATGCTCTGGAACACAAACGTCTGGGTTTCTCTTTTGGAACTTAACAGCATCACATCCTGCTACCACTGCAACATCTATTAATTTCTTTGCAATATCCAAAGACCCATTGTGATTTATTCCAATTTCTGCTATGATATATGTTTTTTTCACTACTTACTCATCCCTCATACTCTAAAAATTTATTTGGCAAACTTATTGGATCTCTTGTTCCAGAAACTATTTTCATACCATGAGTACTCTCCCATTCTATCCATTTTTGCAGCAAACTTAAAGAAAATTCGACAGAACTATTGCCGGTCTGCGTCTCATCATTCCATGGATGCCTGGTGACGGCGGAATAAAACCTAGGGCCCCTATAGTCGAAACCGTATACTTTCACTTTTTTGGCTCGCAAATGATAAGCCACAGGTAAGGCAACTGATGTCAGCTTATTTTCTAAACCCCACTTAAACCTATCACCTATTACCGATTCGTTATCAAATTCGACCGTACCAAAGACAACTTTCTCTGACATAAATCTTAAATACTCTTCTTCAAACAAATTACTAATTTGAGTACCATTTTCAAACGTTTTTATATATTTTGTAGTCGTGGTTGGGAATATTTTTACTTTGTAATGTTCGGCCGAAGAAGACAACAGATCCTGGAGTTTGTTCCAACCTCCCATCATTCTCATCAGAGGAGTGCTCCCGCAATACTTCCTGTAATGAGAAAGGTCCTTTGTAAAAATATCAGGCACTAGAATTTCTATGTTTTTTAATGCTTCCTTATCGGTATTCTGGTTTAAAAGGGCTAGTCCCGATATATAAGCATAAGGATCTCCGCAAACCCAATAATCAGGAACAATACCTAAATGTTCTATACAGTGCGGAAACACATTTTGAAAAGCTAGTACTTTTTGTTGACCTTTCTTGAAGTCCAGTGTTGTTTTACCGGGGCCCAAAACTACTAATTCCATTTGCTGTCCCCCCTCAGAACATCATATTCCTCTCTTAGCATTGACAGCATATAGGAGTCCCAGTATCTACCTTCATTGTAGTAGGACTTTCTCATCACACCTTCATCGATAAAGCCTATGTGCCTATACATATCAAGAGAAGCATTGTTGCTATAAACTTCGCACCAGATGCGGTTTAAGTTTAGGTCTTCAAAACCATATTTGCACAAGTGTCTCAAGGCATCGGAGCCGAATCCACCACCGCGATATTCATCATCGCCAACATATATGCCAAACTCTCCAGTCCTATTAATCCAGTTAATATAATAGAGCCCGCAATGACCTATCAGTTTTTGATTTGTTTTATCTTTTATGCTAAAATTAACCTGATTAGGATCATTTGTGATTTTTTCAAACCACTTTTTCTGCATGACGTCAGTGATTTCTCTGTATTCTCTAAAATATTTTCTCAGGTGGGGCTCATTTCTCCAAAGCCTAAACGATTCTATATCTCCTGAAGTTACCCCTTCTAAAATGACTTTCTTCCCTATAATCACACTCTCACCTTAATACCTTTATTAATGGCATCAATAAGTCGCGAAGCTTCATGAATATCGTTCATACACTTTTCGCCAGAAGATACCCGATCAACAAAATATGATATTTCCTTTACATAATCATCGTTTGTCGGCTGAACGTCTACTCTGATCATTTCTCCGTTACTCATGTCTAGCTCAAAAAATCTAGTATACCTTTCCTCTATATAATCAAGCTCTATGAATGCAGTGGTACCATTTTTAAACAGAATCTCTCCAGAAACATAATCTTCTGTATCGACCGTAACATCAGTTCTTTTTTCCTGCACTAGGTTCATTGATTGTATTTCCCCGAACCAATGATACAAATAATCGAACTCATGTATGCAATCAAAAGTTATGCCTCCATGCATGTGCTTGTTGGCACTATAAGACTGCAGATGCTTACCATCGTTATGCCATTTTCTAAGATCATAACCAAATCGCGCTGTGACGTTTCTTATCGAATTTGAGAGGCTGTTTTTTACGTTTTCTATAGTTGGCTCAAATCTAAGATTACAACCAATCATATTAACTAAATTTTGCTCGTTTACTAAGGAAGTAAGAGCAAACCATTTGCTTGTATCCTTTTCGACGTATAGAGGCTTTTCGCAAAAAAAGGGGATCCCAAAAGAAGCCAACAATAAACAATGTTCTAAATGCAAACTATTTGGTGTGCATACGAGACCAAAATCATATTTATTATTTTTCAGTATCTGTTCTGCTCTAGGAATTTCATCTATATCGATCGTATCTACAGCGAAACCCATATTCTTGAGTATCTTATAGTGCCTCTGGCCGATTGAACCGAACCCTATTATAACTGCTTTTTTCATCACGATTGGTACATTTTTTCCGCTATTTCAAATTGCCATGGCCAATCTATATCGAATGCCTCTATTTCCTCCATGACAAAAAGATCTGGGTCTCCAGGTTTTGTAAAGGTACCCATATAGACATCTTTTCCTATATCTTCCATCGTTCCAGCATATAGAGAATGGGCTGCTTCATATAAAGGCTCCACCATCTTGGTCTCTAAAGTAGCCTTATATTTATCTGGTCCATTGAATTTGCTAACCATTGCTCCCTCTTTATCAAAGAAAAAAGTCTTTTTTTCAGTTACAGCAAATAATCCCCTACTCTCAGTTTGGAGAAACTTTTCCACAAAAGAGTCAATTGTCTCGATTTTTAACAAGGGATTGCATGCATTGATCAGAATAAAATATTTATATTGTAATTTATTGTACCACTCCAGTGCTTTCTGTAAAGTTAGAGGCTCCACAATAGACGCTGCGCTACGCATAAAAACGTTTATACCCCTCTCTTTTGCTATATAATCAAATTGAGAATCAAAAATACTAGCATAAAAATTCTCTTTTGGTATTATTTTCGAAGACAATACTTTCTCTAGAGCGATAGTAAATAAATTCGACCCAGCAAAAGGCCTGAGCATCTTATTTGGAACTCTTTTGGATTGTCTTCTTGCCTGTATCACAAAGCATACATCTTTTATTTCTTTCACTTTACGCTCCTGTTGCAAACTTATAATATAAGACCCCTGGGGATTTTGGATAGTTAGAGCCTTTTATTTCATTGAAGTGTTCTCTAGGAAGTAAGAAGACTCCATCTGGTCTTCTTGAGTCGGGATCGTGCTCAAAAAACATATAGTTTTTACAGCCTGATGCTTTTATCTTATTTAGGAATTTCTCTTGTATATCTCGGCCAACATACATCAAAACACCAGCAGTCATCACTACTGCATTTGTTAAATCCTTATCAAACATATAGTCATCATCAACAAATTTTTCTATTGAACATCTGACATATTCTAGATTGTCAAATTCTGTCGCCCACTTTATCTCCTCCTCAGGATGAATGTCGTAGCCTCTCAATTTGAAATCTTTCTCAAAAAAAGGTATAAAGTTTCTACCGTTACCGCACCCAAAATCATAAATCTCATTAATATTATTTGGTAGAAGTTTTAAAGCAGAATATGTCCATTCGCTGGGTTGTCTTAGCCAATCTTGGTCCTTACAATCTGCATATTTTCTCCACTGGGTCCATCTCTTTAGCCTTTTGGACTCTGGATTTGAATTTGAAAAATCAATAAACATTATCTGTTAAGCCCTATGTATTCTTTCTAAATACGCTAACTGGTCTTTTGCCTTCAATCGCCGCATCTAGATTGTCGATATTGTTTTTAACAACCTCAAATGCCTTTTTGGAAGCAGAGACAGTTTTTTCTATGTCTTCTTCAGTATGAGAAAACTGTATATAAATAACATTAGGAAATAATATCCCTTGTTTAACCATCTCCTGATAAAATAAGGTCTTCATACCCTCTGGATCATCATAATTTTCAGAAAATGTAAGATTGTGACGTGGTGCGGAGCCTGCAAAATTTATTTTAAGACCTGCATCAACGGCAGCTTGTTTGATTCCGACATCAAGAAGGTTTCCAAGCTTCCAAATATATTCATAGTCTTTTTCTTTCAACTCTTGAATAGTTGCTATGCCTGCTGCCAGAGATAAACACTCTCCTCCAAACGTCATAGAGAAAAAAGCATGATCTAATTCAGACATGTACTCTTTTTTTCCCGCTATGGCACTAAGTGGCATGCCATTGGCAATCGACTTACCCAAACAACACAGATCAGGAGTTACCCCAAAACGCTCTTGGGCGCCGCCTAATGACCATCTAAAGCCAGTTACGACCTCATCGAATATCAACAAAGCGCCATACTTGTCAGCAAGTTCTCTAACGCCTTCTAGGAAGCCAGGAGCAGGGGCAGTTAGGGCTTGTGCTTCCATTATTATTCCTGCTACCTTATGCTTCTTGAGTATCTCTTCTAAGCTATCTAGATTATTATATTCAAAACTATGAACATAATCTTTTAACACGGAGGGAATACCATATGGCCTGAGTGTAATACCATGCCAATCACCCCAACCGTGATAACCGCATTTTGCAATGTGCTCCCGCTTAGTGTATGATCTTGCGATCCGAACTGCTGCCAAATCTACATCCGTTCCATTCTTCGCAAATCTGACTTGTTCTGCGCATGGTACCACTTCACAAATAAGCTCAGCCATCTGTTGTTCTAAAAGTGTTGGAAGAGAAAAAATAATACCTTTTTCTAATTGCTGTTTTACGGCTTCATTTGTATTGTCGTGGTTGTAGCCTAGAATTATCGGGCCAAGACCACACATAAAATCTAAATATTCCTTACCATCAAGACCAGTCAAATAAGCACCTTTAGCTTCAGTGGCAAATTTAGGATAAACGCCATCAACAAATTGATCTGGGCATTTACTCATTGTTTGAGTGCCTCGAGGCATTAAACTAATCGCTTTTTCCCATAAGTCTTCTTCTTTTTTTGTACTCATAATATGCTCTCTATTTATATTTATAGGATACCGCCATCTGTTATGAAATCATCCTCTTGATAATCACGATCAGCGGATTTACCTATTATATCATAAAATCTCGAAGAATGTATATTTCCTTGCAAAAAAGGTCTTTTTGTTGTAAGATTTTTTTCTGTTAGCTTATCGCCCTTCTTTATAGGCCCAGATGCCACAACAGATCTCATAGCCTTAATAAACTTGTTTTCACTTTCTGTCAATAAATGTTGTGTATCCGAACACATGCTTTCTGAGATCCTTATATTTTTAATCATTTGATTTAATTCATCTGGCTCTAAAGCAAAGGGGTGATCTGGGCCCGGAAGGTGCCGAGATAAGGTATAGTGTTTTTCTATACATGTTGCTCCCTTAGCCACCGCTAAAACTGGTGCCAGGATTCCTTGCGTGTGATCAGATAAACCAACTTTAATCACTTCAGAATAAAGGGATTTTAATGCATCTATTCTATTGAGATTTATATCATTATCTGGAGTTGGGTAAGCATTATTGCAGTGAAGTATTGTAATATCTGGATCTTTTTGCTCTTCTGAAATCCATTTTATAACATTTTTGACTGATAATATGTTGCTGCCAATTCCTGCTGAAGCTATGATTGGCAAACCAGAAGATGCTACCATTCTTACAAACCTAGGGTCAGTAGATTCAAACCCGGCAATTTTGAGTCGCCTAACACCCAGACTCACTAGTTCCTCTACAGCCTTCTCGTCAAAAGGTGTCGACATAAACTCAATGCCCACATCATCACAATAAAGCTTTAAGTCTTTTTGCCATTCTCTAGGCAATTGGATACTTTCTATAAGTTTTGTTATATTCTTATAGCCCGCAAAATCAGGGGTATTTTTAGAATACAATGTACTTGAAGAATATGTCTGGAATTTTACTGCATCTGCTCCTGACTCTTTTGCTACATCTATCAAAGAAAAGGCTTGTTTGATATCTTGATTATGGTTAGCGCCGGCTTCAGCTATGACAAAAACACTCATTTGTTGTCCGTATTTGATTCCTTGGATCCACGAAGAATTAACTTTAAAAGAACTTCTACATCATCACTGACATGCAATGAAGAATTAAAGTGAGGGCCATCATATCTAGGCCACTTAGTATTGTGACTTCTTTTTGAATATTGCGGCCTCACACATAGAAGATTGGCATTGTCAACCTTGTATGTAAATGGAAGTTCCGTTTCAGCCAACATGTCTTCATGCATTTTTTCTCCTGGGCGGAGTCCAATAATATTATATTCAAACGGTTTTCCGTGAATGTTTTCTACTGCTTTGAGAACAGTCCTCATATCATAAGACTTAATCTCTGGGATAAAAACCTCGCCACCCTCACAATTGTCGACAGCGCCAAGCACAGTATCGACAGCATCTTCCAAAGTGAACAAGAATCTGGTCATATCCAAAGATGTGACCTTAATATCTTTTTCCTCTTGTAACAAACCTAGCCACAAAGGTATAAAAGAACCCCTAGATGCAATAACATTACCATACCTAACCGATGCAAAGATTGTTGTTTCAGAGTCGTAATCATGGTTAGTAAACAGCCTCTCTGCGATAAATTTAGATGATCCATATACATTAACAGGCTGGCAAGCTTTATCTGTCGATATAAGCACGCACTTCTTAACATCTGACAACAAAGCTGCTCGTGCAACATTGTCTGAGCCATGTATGTTTGTCTTTATACATTCATCTGGGTGGTATTCCATGTCATCAATTCTTTTGAGAGCTGCTGTGTGTATAACGATATCAGGCTTCTCTTTTTTCATTGAAGTGTAGAGCTTGTCATAATCTCTAATATCACCTATGATACATTTAACGTCCTTCTTCTGACCGTATACTAATGCCTGCTTGCCTTCATCTCTAGAATACACCACAACTTGGTGACCCTCTGACATTAATCGTTTCACAAGAGCTTTTCCTAAAGATCCAGTACCACCCGTAATAAAGTATTTCATTTTATATGTAACCTCTCTATACACTCCGGGGCTGGGTTTATATCTGATATGATTTTCAAAGTAGTTCCCTTAGATTTAAGCCACTCATACCATGGTAGCATAGCATCTGTTGTGATTTTCTCTTCATGCTCGAGTGTTTTAACTGCATCTTCATTCATAGCTACTTCATTGCTATGAATAAAATCTTTTTTATCAAATCCTGAATCTTGCTTGTCATAAAAATGCTGTTGATCTGCATTTCCCTTGATCAACTTATTGTCCCAGCCGATAGTTATCACTTCGGAAAAACCCAAATGTTCTAGCGCAAAAAACACCACTTCATATTCAATACCGGGGCCGTATGGTCTTAATAGCGGCTGCTTATCAAAAGTCCATTCTTCAAAATTGTGGGCTGCAGCCGTTGACTTGTTGAAGTCCCGTTCTCTAATGAAAAATTTCAAATCACACTCTCCCATTTTATACGGAGCTGTTGAAGCTTCCATCACAATAGGTCTGTGATTTGAATAATCGTACTGCTTATGATTTGCGCAGTTATAAAGGTGTAAATCTATATTTTCTCCAAACAAATCAAAGGCTTGCTTTATAGAGATACCAAAGTTTTTGCTTAACAAATCTTTTATCTTTTCTGGATCGTGATCTGTCAATGTTGGACCACAAGAGACCAAATACGCGGTATCTCCTCTGAAGAGATCCTTTAAGAAATCTATTTTATCTCTCTGAGACATTTCCGAGTCCGAGATTGTACTTCTTGCAAACTTTGCTCTTTCTTTAACATCTGAAATTTCCAGTGCTTGGTTTCTCAATGATTCTATGTCATTTGAATTATTGGACACAAAGTTTCCAAAAATAGAAGTATTATACTTCTCTAAGATATCATCTAGCTTATGATTCTTGTTTGCCTGCTCTTGCAAGATAGAGGCCCACTTCTTATACATTCCATAATTTGAATAGATTTTTCTCATTTGTGACTTATAGCTAGACTCTGATGGATATGCCCACTTACTATCTTCCGTTATGATATCTTTCCAAACCGCTTTTTTGTCGACCTGCTTAACATCATAATCGATTCTTGCAAAAAGCTTCTTTGTCTTTCCCTTTAGTGGACCAGATAAAAAGTCTAAATGTCCTGACCAATCGGTAACAGCGACTGGCATGCCAGAATATACAGCTTCAAAGACGGGTAACCCATAGCCCTCTCCATGCGTAGTTGAAACATAAGCCTTTATCTTTGGATGCTTGTAGAGCGAGTGTATTTCGCTTTCCGAGAGATCTCCGTGTAACAAATATATTTTACACTTTTTTTCTCCTAAGTTGGAAATAAACTTACTTACCTGATTTAAGGTTTTTCTTCGATCTTCGATACTAGACCTGCCTAAGCTCGTCTTTAGGATCAACCCAACATTCTCATCATTTCTGAACTCTTCGATAAAACCCCTGATTGTCATGTCCAGGTTCTTTCTTGGGCCGGTCATAGCGATACTCAAGAAATTAAAATCAGTATCAAAGTCTATCTCCAAATCTGGGCCTTCAGTCTTTTTAACTGGGTAATGTATTACATCTACAGGGCACGCACAATTGATTTGCGTTTTTGTGCCTTCTTTTTTGTTTATGATTTCATAAATGGTTTTGACAAACCCGCTCTTTGCATGCTCCGAAGGAACTATAAACTTATCTATACCTTGATGTGTTTTTATCAACCAGGATGGAGCAACTCTGTCTGTCTCAATGCCGGCCGTTACGCAAATAGAATACGGAGCCTTTTTTTGAAATTCATTAGGGATACCTACATGTATCTGCATTGAAAATTCTGGTTGCTTTTGCTGTTGGTTACAAGCTGTGGCATATCTGCCGAGGGCTCTAATATCTTCTACCACCTCTTCATCTGGCTGCTCCCACGTAGTCTGGCCCCAAGCCAGTGGATCAACCAATACCTCGATATCATCTCTCTTTTTTAAGGCCCTGTATACCAATCTTGCATGTTCGCCGTATCCTGATTTTGTGAGGATTGGCCCTTCTAATAATACTTTCATTATAGTTCAAACATCTCCCAACTCTTATAATTCTTTCTATTTTTCCAAGATCCCATGTTCTCAAAAACATCATTGAAAACTTGATACCACAGGCCTGTATATTTGGCCATTCCGTAATTATCAATAACATGTTGGCGGCCAGCTTTACCCATCGCTTCTCGGTCTTCTTTTGACATGTTATAGAACTTCTCTATTGCGCTTAAGAAATCCTCTTTAGATACCCTATCTTCATAAATATACGGAACATCTTGCGAGCCAATAACTGCTTTTGATGCGGGCTCTAGACCAAAGCCAAACCAATTTTCACCATCTGTTACTTGTTCCTGCATTCCGCCCGTCATTGTCACTATGATTGGAGTTTCGCAGGAAAGTGACTCCAATGTACCTAAACCAAAACCTTCGGCGTCTGCTATGTTTATAGTACAATCAGCTAAGTTATAAAGACAAGAAAGTTCTGCAGGTGGCAGTTTAGTAGTCGATATCATCACTTGGCCCTGATCCAGGCCCAGCTCGTCGATGATAGCTTCCAGGTCTTGGCCGTTTGGATCCTTAGGCTCGGTATGCATTATCAGCATTGCTTTGTCGTGACCAACTTTGTCTAAGAATTCTTTAAACCAAAAAATAAGAGTTCCAGACTGCTTTCTTCTTGCATTTCTATTGTTCCAAAAGAAAACCATCTTGTTTTCTGCTTCGGCTTGTCTACGAAATTTTTCAACTGTTTCTTCAGATCTCCTATTTTTAAAAATTGAAGTATCAACTGTATGCGGTACCCACACACATTTAACATCCGGAGACACTGTTCGAACAATATCGTCGGTAACCTTACTGATGGTGCAAATAACATCAGTTGAATCATAATAATTCTTATTAAATTTTGGATATGGATAGTTATCCCAAACATGATAATATATCATTGGAACGTTAGGCCTGATTTCATCTTCCATTTGCCAAAGCCAAGTGTAGAACCTAGGATCGGTCATGAACCAAAGCGCGTCCGGCTTATAAAGTTGAAGCATTTGTCGAATGATATTAGGATTTCCATATCCATCAACAGGGTGAATGATCCAGTCCTCCCCATACGGGTCGACCTTAACAGGACTATAATCGTAATGTTTTAAAGCTCCAGCCAGACAGACAAAGGAAAACTCCCCTGTTCTCAACATTCCTTCAATCATATATTTTGTTTGTGTTCCCACACCAGAAGGGGCCAACGGGCTATCTGCTATAACTAATATTCTCTTTTTTTTACTCATGTGCATTTCTCTGTATTGTAAAATTTACAGTACCTGCAAGAAAGACGGTTCTTTATTGCAAATCCTTTCTCAATATTTATAACAGTTTTTTCCAAAGAACTTAAGCAATTATTTAGCTTCTTGCTTCCAGATGTGACTCTAAATATTTCTACATTTTCTTTTTTTGCAGTTCTCTTGAGAAGAGCAAAATAAGTTTCGATCTGAGATAAGTCGACATTATGCTTTTTTGCGAAAAAATGTTTATACATAGTTAGCTGGTAACTAACCAACTTATCTGCTTTCTTTTCTGCGCGCCAGCCCCAGCTACAAGTCTTCCAATCAATGATATGGTATTTCTCATCTGGTGTCTTGATAACGAGGTCGATGAAGCCTTTGAACTTCTTTCCATAAGACTCAAAGTCAGTTATTGGTTCCATTAGAGATTCTTCTATAGAGACTACTTCAAAATCTCCAAAGTGCTCTCTTACTGCTGGTAAAACCTGATCACAAATAGGCTTTGCCTGCTCTCTCATTTCTAGTACTAACTTTTTGTTGAAATCATGATTGTTTTCTTTTAGTTTTTTTAATTCACTTAAAAAAGACTTTTCGAAAATCTCATAAGCATTGACCTCTTCGTTGGGTATCTTTTCTTCGCAAGCAGCGTGGATTGCTGTTCCGAAAGCAGTGTATTCGTTATCAGAATAATAAGGCTCTTTATCTACATAAATAAGTTTATGTCTATAAGGGCATTCATTCCAAGTCTTATACTCAGAATAGCTTATTCTTTTTTCTTCTATTTGTACTAGGGACAATTTGTTTTCTTTCTATTTGTTTTTATTAGAAAGAGATGACATTCGGGATCTTATAGAATTGGTTTCTTTTTCTTTTTCCGAACCAGTCTCTTTTTTCTTAGATCTAGTTCTTCTTGTTGTTTTTGGCGAACTGTCTTCTTTGGCTATAGAGAATACCCAAGTACCCGTAAGTTTCATTTTGCTTCTCTCGGAATTGCCAACTTTATGATTAGGCTCACTTATTACATCAAGAATCTTATGATCTTTTTTTAAAATATCAGATAGTTCTTCAGTTGTCAACCTTTTTATTGGCCAAACAGCATATTTTCTTACAGCGCAAGTAACCTTAACTTTTAGTTCTGTTCCATTTTCTTCTTTAGTAATACTTTCTATCATCTTCTATCTCCAATAATAAGGTAAGTTTTGCAAACAAATGAGGACACGATTTCTTGATAAAATCATAATCCCCATAATAGAAAAAGGCCTCAAAACCATTAGCAAAGTATTCTCTAAGCGAAGTAGCAGCGTAAGGTGAATAAAATATACTAGTACTTATCATATTAAGAACTGGATATCCTATCTCCTTATAAAGATAATCATCAAAGTCTTTATTGTATGAAGGTTCCATGAAAAAATGCAAACTAACTGGATAACCTTCTGATTTTAAAACAGAATAAAGTTGCGATCTTTTGTTTAAGAATTCTTTTTCCAACAATCCGTCTTCGTAGATTTCTCTCTGATGCATATTCTCTACTGAGTGTGCTATTTCGTGGACAATATCATCAGCCATATCGCTTACACTGCTTTGGTTATTTGTCAAGAATATGGAAGAATTCTCATATGTTGCTTGAATGTCTCTTCCATTTAAAAAGTCAAAATCACCCATATAAATAGACTCTATATCTCTCATCAAATGCATAGGAATTTTTTCTTTTATTATTTCGAGAGCTTTTGTAATCGATACTTCTTTATTTGGCACAGGATCTTTAATGAAGACTTCTATACCATTCCAAGTAAAATGATTTTTTTTATTTTCTTTTTCTTTTATAAAGCCCCTAAGACTCATGGTTTTTTTCTCTTTTTTGCTTTTCTTCTTTGGCCATGATTCTTTGCTGTTGCAGCATAAAATCAACATCACTTAAGGCCTGAGTATATCCGTTGATCCAGTTTTCTTCTGCCACAGACATCATAAAGTCTGGAAATTCATCGGCTAATATACTTGCAACATGATCTACCGTAACCTCGTCATTGTCTGGCTGCAGCTTGGTTCCTACATAGTTTATTATCAATTCTTTTAGTGGTGTATGTTTTTCCATTGTTTATAGCTTCGAAGCCGCTATGGTCGCGACTTTTGACCTCTCACCTTTCGTCAGTGTTATGTGACCTGTTATGTTTTCTTGTTTAAGGCGCTCTACGACGTATGAGAGGCCGTTGTTGGTAGCATCTATATACACATTGTCAATCTGTTCAATATCTCCTGTAAGGACGATTTTAGTACCCTCTCCAACTCTTGTGAGGACAGTTTTTATTTCGTGTTGAGTCATGTTTTGAACTTCATCTATTACTATAAAGGCATTAGATATCGAACGTCCTCTAATAAATGTCATAGCTTCAACTTCGATCTGTCCCTTTTCCTGATACAAATCCAGAGTCATCCGGTCGTCACCCATCAGGAACTGTAAATTGTCTTGTATGGGTGCGAGCCATGGCAACATCTTTTCTTCCAGAGTGCCAGGTAAAAAACCAATATCTTTACCTACTGGTTCCACTGGTTTGGTTACTACTATCTTTTTGTATCTCGGCGAGGATCCCAAAGTCTGCTCCAAACCAGCCGCTAATGCTAGAAGGGTCTTGCCGCTACCAGCTTTTCCTATAAGGCTCACAACGGGAACCTCTGGGTCCATCAGTAAGTCTAGAGCGAACTGTTGTTCCTTATTTCTTGCTCTTGTACTCCAAACTTCAGTTTTGTTTATTTTCTCTAGTTTGCTTAGTTTGTCTTTAAATTTTGCTAGTGCTGTCTTTTTTGAATTAGAATTAGAAATAAGCATCACGAACTGGTTAGGGCAAAGGCCAACCATCTGTGCCTCATCTAATGTAACTGGCTTATCTTCGTAGAAGTTTTCCACAATTTGATCATCAACCAATATCTCTGCAGTTCCTGAAAATAAATCGTCTGATCGCGCAACAACTTGTTCTACCTGATAATCCTCTGTAAGGATTCCGAGAGCATCACATTTTACTCTCATGTTTATGTCACGAGACACAACGACTACTTTTCTATTTTTATTCTCTTCCATTTCAGAGAGTGCAGTTGCAATGATTTGATTATCTGAGTCTTCTAGTTCTAAATCATCAGGAAGACATAGGGGATTGTAGCCTTTTACTTTGATTATGCCTTTTCCTCTGGCGAGGCGAACACCTTTCGATAGATTACCCTTCGACCTTAATTGATCCAAATTCCTGATCGTGCTTCTTGCCTGGACTCCTACTGAGTCTTGGCGCTTTTTGTGTTTATCTATTTCGTCTAAAACCTTTAAAGGGACAAGAATATCGTTATTACTAAAAGAGTTAATAGACTCAGAGTCTGTTAGATAAACGTTGGTATCTAACACATAAGTTTTTTTTGCCAAGATTATATCCTTTAATATCTTTCGATATCGATATTAACATATTAAATACTAATCATTAAAAGGATTTGACAAAGAAGTGGGTGCTTTTTCGTATATAATGGTCGTGTTATAGGTGTTTTTAGAGTTTATTTTTTTAGAAGTTACTTCGTATTTCACTTTATTATCTTTTTCTATTGTTGATTCTTGAGGTATTGAAGGTTGCACTGTCGTGGCCACTAGCAGAATCATGTTTTTCAATAAACAAATATTCATTGTTATAATATCTCCCGGAAATTAAAGCCTTTAAAAAAAGCTTCTTATTGTATATTTATTATATATGAGAGTGAAAAGCACACATTTATTACTTTTATTATTTTTTAGTGTTTTGTCTTGCAATAGACCCCTGGCATTTAGTTCTGAGAGAGAAGAAGCTTCTAGGTATTTTGTTAAAGTTTTCACACACATACAAGTAACAAGATGCGATAAAGAGAAAATTCCAGAAAGTGAAGAATCTTGTGAAGATAGATGGGTTACATCAACGGGAAGCGGATTGATTATTGATCTTTCTGAAGGGCACCAGAATCAGATAGTCCTATCCGCAGGCCATGTGTGTAATTCTCACATGAAAGATTCTGAAGATGAAAAATATACATATAAAATATCGGAAACTATCAGAATTCTTGACAGGAATTCATATATTCACGATGCTAGCGTCATATTGTCTACTATGCCTCCAGAGGGAGGAGATTTGTGTTCGCTTTACGTGCCAACTCTTCAATATTTGAATCCAGAAGGTAAATCTAAAATAAAGCTAGCATACAGCGCGCCGAGACCGGGTGAAAATGTTTACTATGTCGGGGCACCTATAGGTATACACCACCCTCCTGCAGCACTTATGTTGCACGGTATATTCTCCGGAGACATTGATGATATTTCTTCTCTTACGTCTGTACCTGCTGCACCTGGTGCAAGCGGCTCTGTTTTGTTGTCTTTACAAAATAAAATATATGGCGTCGTCTATGCTGTCCATCCGTTATTCAATCATGCAACGATTGTTACCAGCCATGAAGAAACAAAGAGATTCCTCATAAAAACAAAAGAAATGATAGGTGATGTATCTGATTAATCTTCTACAGGATGATATTTGACATATACTTTATAGTTCATCGAAATACCATCTAATCCATGACCTGGTGCCGGGGCTGCACTAGTAAAATAGACATTATGAACTTGCTCATGCTCCATAATACTTATAAGCAAATCTAAAGACATAATATTTATTGTGAATCTGTATACACCTTCTCCAAAACCTTTATGCGGGAAGGGCATATGGGCTGAAAACTTGAGATATTTTTCATCCTTTATTAAAGGTGCTAATATCTTTAAAGATTCTTCTTCAGTTATTGGTCTACTCATTTTGTCACCTCTTTATCAGATAAGCTCGTCAACTAAGCCATACTCTAAGCATTTTTCTGCTTCCCACCACAGATCATGCTTTAAGATGTTGTCTAATTCCCTCTTGGGAATCTTTGTGTGCTGTTTATAAATATCTTTTATCTTCTTCATAAGCATTTCTGAATTTTGCATATCATCTTGCATGTCCTGAAACTTCCCCCACAACAGGCCAGAAAGCTGGTGAACTAACATACATGCATTTCTGTGCATATATCTTCTCTCAGCTACGACAGACATTAAAGTTGCTGCACTTGCTGCGCAGCCATCTATAATCGAATGAACAGGGACCTTTGAAGACTTGATATAATCAACAGCCGACAACCCTGCGAATACAGAACCGCCATAACTGTTTATGTGTAGTTTAATGGGCGGAGGCTCATATTCTAGCGGTACAGTCTTACCCAAAAAGGCGACGTTTAAGTTGTGAATACCTCTATTCACTTTTAAGATTTTAGGACGAGTAACTGCAGAATAAAAATAAATTCTATTATGACTAAACTCTACGACATTATTGTCGGTTGTTGCATGAGCTTTTGTTTCGCTCGCCATCTCGTGAGGTGTTCTTAGCTCTTCCTGTTCATCTTCTGAACCCCAATAGTGGTCTAACATTGTATTTTCCTTTCCTTTTGATTCACAAAATCAAAATCCTTTAATGATATTTTGTATTTCTTTTTTGCTTCTCTTTTTTTCCTGGGGAATATGAGTGTATATTATCTCAATATACAACGACCTTTCGCCATCAGCAAATAGACTAGATTCGATATGGTACCCACCATGTGTCCAATACGTATTAATATCGTGAAGCCCCAAAGATATAGGATAACAGGGAGCAGCGGTTAAAAGGTCCTCAATGATTGGGTCTCTCCATTCTTTGACCAGACTGTAAGGTCCATATTTGCTATTAAGAAACCTTCGCACTTCTTTGTATTTATCGATACAGTTTTGCTCGTTTAAGCCGCGTGGGCCCAATATAAGGTAAGCCTTTGATATCTTATTCTTGTGGAAAACCAGTTGTATCTCTGCCTCGAGGCCCAAGACACTTTCTTCCTTAAGATAAACAACTTTGCCCCAATCAACACCACCATAAAAGTAACTATATCCAGATATTTGAGGATATTCTTTGTGAATCTTATCCCAGGAGATATTTAATGGGTTTAGCGAAGTGAAAGATAAAATTAGGTACGATAATATACTTTGAAACATAATAAAATTTTACAGTGGGCCCACCTGGACTCGAACCAGGAACCGACGGTTTATGAGACCGGCGCTCTAACCTATTGAGCTATAGGCCCCCACTTATTAAGTATATAATATACTTATTTTACATAAAGTTCAAGAAGTTTTTTTCGAATAGTCTTTCTAATCCCTGGATTTACTTTTAGGACATGTGGGATAATGTTTTTTCTCACATGGTTTCTCATAAAATTTGTGTGCTGATTTGACGGATCTTCAATCCACTCTACTCCCTTCCTCTTTGCATAGCCAATAATAGATTTTTTGTCTGTCAACAAGAATGGACGATATATGTTACTTGACCTTTGATATGGTATTAACCTTCCTTGGCCATGAAAGCTTGTCATAAGCCACGTTTCTACACAGTCATCCAAATGGTGACATGTTAACAGAAAATCAGCATCCAAGCTATCAAAAAAAGAATATCTCTCATCTCTCCAAAACTCCTCAAGAGACCTCTTACCTCGAGACCCCTTCACTTTACCTATATCAAGTTTAAGGTTGCTTTTTTGCGCAAAAGACTTTACAAAGTCTTCAGCTTTTCTGGAGTGTGCAGTATCGTGGTTGAAATATGCTAAAGAGATATCTCTCTTTCCTTGCATAAGAAAATGAACAAACGCCATTGAATCCACGCCGCCAGAACAAGCAACTGTAACTTTTTCAGGTATTTTGCCTAAGATACGAATCATACAATAAATATATTTTATTGTCGATTATTTGTCAAGTGTATTTTTATCTAGAAAGCAACTGAACTATGTATCTTTTTATTGCTTCTTCTAAGTTTTTGGCGAGGAATTTATCTTTGTCTTCGTCAGAACCTTCTGTAGCATCATCTACCACTTTCTGAACTAGGTCATCCCTTTGTTGTTGTGTGAGTTCTATTTCCTCATCTACAACTGTCGCATTTGGAGATTGTTTATTTATTTTTATCTTTAACATCTTTTTTGTCCTCAACGTGATCGGACTCTTGCAATGCCGAGCTTGCAATCAGGGAAATCGGCATGCTTCTTTCTTTTGCATGCACTTTCACTAAAGCAGATCCTAAAACTTTCTGCTCCTCCAACTGTTTAACTAGCATATTATTTTCCTCTCTCTATTGAGTCAATTGCAGTCGCGATTATTCGCATAATTGAGAGTGCATTCTTTGCATTGATGCCTTTGGAATAATCAATGTCTAAAACAGCTTTTAATGCAGGCAGTATTTGAGATAAGGTAACCCTTGAATCTTCTTTGTCTTGAGTTTCTCCTGATTCTGGTCCTCCAGAATGAACGTCATACGTTGATTGATCAACAGGAGACAGGCCGTCAGCTGGTAGGTCCTTGGCTGTTTGCTGCTGACTTGTTGCTTTGCCATATTTAGTTGGAAAATCTTTGTATTTCGAGAATAACTTAGCCTTTGTATGATCTCCAAACATTTGCATAGCTCGTTTTAATGTTGGGCCTCCAAGATGAGACAAACGACCAGTAATCCAAGCTACAAGAAATTCTGGATCTTCTGCCATTTTAGAAGGCAGGCCAGCTCTTTGTAGGAGTCTTAGTATGTTTTGTATATCCAGATCTGGGCCCGCATTTATCATGATGTCTCTTGCGACTGGCTGACTTCTGCCGAGTCCCATATCTGATGCTATATCATCAAAAACTTCTTGCCATTCAGGATCTACAACTTCGTTGGTTGTATATTTATTCCAGTTTTCTACTAGTTTTTTGAACTTCATACTATTAAATAGTATCTTTTCTCAAAAGCAGATGTATACAGGGTATTTTTAAGTATTTTTAAGCAACGTTAAGAATGTCACGATATTTGAGAAGTGCTTGCTCTTTCTTTTTGCACTCCAGCATTATGTCGTGTGCTAATCCATAACTGTTGGCTGGATTGAGTATATAGTCTGAGTGGGCTTGTGGTTTGATTTTTGGATTTTTTTGTTCTTCAGCTCTAGACTCTGAGAGGTGGACTACTGGCTTAAGATGTTCTGGCCAGGTAGAAGCTGCCAATTTAAGCGCTTCCTCTTCTGTTTGCCCGCCTGTGCAGAACCTGTGGTGATGGTAATCAAACACTATTGGAACGCCAGTCTTTACATGAATGTAGTCGTATAGATGCTTTGTCGACCACATGCTAGCTTTATCATCGTTCTCTAGAGTGAGGCGAGCCTGACAATTGTTATCTAGCTTATAGAAGTTTTCACACCATCGTTTCGCTGTGCTCTCAAAGTCTCCACCATAAGTGCCGCCAACATGAATATTGATTTTGTTGTATGGAGTCGCATCGTAAAAGCCCATAAGATCAAACACCTCAGAGTGCGTATTCAGCTCTTTTATTGTATTCTCCACAACTTTAGGATTAGGAGAGCCAAGCACGTTGAAGGGGCCAGGGTGCGTTGTGATACGATGACCATGGCGAGTAGCGAAGGCGCCGGCTTCGTCGAGTGCATACGCAATATCATCAAAGTCTGGCAGGTCCTTGAGTTCATACTCGCTAGCCCAAGGAAATACATCACTACTCATACGATAAAATTTAATGTTATTGGCTTCGTTCCACTGTAGAATCTTGAGAAGATCTTGGCAGTTCTGAAGTGCAAGTTCAGATGCGTAAGCTAAGCCCTTTTCTTGAAAGGTTCTCTTGATCATAGAGCGATTAGTTGTGATTCGTTTTGATTTCGGTACTTCAGATAAGGCAGTGTTAATACAAGCATAACCTAGATTCATGATAAAACTTTCATTGTTGTTGAATGTATTTATACTATATCACAAGGAAATGTATTCTGCAAGATTTATGTTTAAAGTTTTTTTACTTGTATTTTTAAATTTCCAGAACCTTTAATGACTCTATGAAAACTGTATTTTTCTATAAAGTAAGTTTTACCTTCTTCCAGGTCGATTGGTAGCTGATTGTCAAGCTGTAGTTTCCAGCCATTAGATTTTATGACTTTTACTTGGCGGTCTTCTCTATCCATATGCCATTTAAGTTCTCCGGAATCAACTTCTTCCTTGAACTCTCGTAAAAATATATTTTCTTTGATTTGCTCCTCTATAAAAGGAAAATCGCTCATTACCAAAATCTTCCGGATACATTTGTTCCGAAATCTTTATGTGCCCTGCAGGCCCAGTAACCGGCTTTGGTGCGGTCTTTTTTGTCAGCACAGTTATGCCTTGCGGCAAAGGACTTACGGGCCTCAGGATTGTTCCAGTTGCCCTTTAAACCACCCTTACTATCGCCGTATGTAATCTTTTTTACACGACCAGACTTAGAACGAACATAGACTTTATATTTCTTTCCTCCGCCAGTATTCTTCATTGGTTTGCCAATTGGTGGATCTTTCTTTTTTTTCTTTTTTCTTTTTTCATCTAGAAGTTGTTGAGAAGCATTTTCGTAAAGTGGAAAGTCTAGCGGCACCCTTTCGCCTTCGTAAATGCCCCACTCGCCAAGATCAGGATTTTCATTTAAAAAATCCATTTCTTCCATAGTTGGTTCGTATATATTCATCTCAACAAGAGTTCGAACTTCTTTTATTAAAGAAAAGTATTTATCACTACCGTGACGATAAACATTTTCTGTTATTGGTAATTTATTTTTTAGATGATATATTAAACCTTCAGAAATAAAGTCTTCCTCAAGTTGTCCTCGCTCTCTAGCTTCTTCTCCAACAATATACCTAGCAGCTGAATGCATATAATCTCCTGCTTTAGTAATCTTTGTTTTAAGCCATTCTGGGAGATCATCTCCATCTTCTATGAGGCTTAGTAAAACCTTTACATCAGCCATAAGAGTGGCAAGTGTAGTGCGATGCATTCTGGCCTCTTCACCGTGATGAATACCCTTGGAACTCATTGCTTCTGGACCACAAACAGAGCAGCCTCCACAGCCGCTACAACCATGTCCTTCTGTTATATTTATTTTAATTTTCATCACTTTTTTCCCTTTGCTGATTTTTTGCCCCACGATTTACCTCTCCCTCTTTCACCGCATGCTCCAGGTGTTGGGCGGCAAGATGGATACTTTGACCTTTTTTCTCCGGAGCTTCTTCCGCAAGCTTTACAGGTTTTCTTTCCAGTTTTCTTATCTTTGCGACAGGTATTGCAATCAACCCATCCTTTCTTTTTTCCTTTCTCGCCCTTACGCCCAAACCAGTCTGCCAAAGAACTTTCTTTACTAGATTCAGTACCAGCTTTTTTCTTTTTCTTTTCTTCTAAAAAACCTTCTAATTCTTCTTCAACTATGGATTTGATTTCATCATCAAGATCTATTTCTTCATTCTGCTTGCTTTTATTTCCCCAATTTTTAGCGCCGACCTTCCGACATTTCACAAGGGCACCAGAGGCATAAGCAGAAGGCCACACGGCATAACGAGACCTAACTTTGTGATAACACGCATCCTTTTTGCCAGAAGACTTTTTCTTCTTTTTTTTCTTTTTGCGCTTCTCATCAAGAACGATCTTTATTTCTTCTTGAATTATGTTTAGTAAAGACTCTTTATCCATTATATTGCACCCTCTTAATAAGTAGTCTACATTTCACTATTGTTGTTCAAACCAGTTAAGAGTGAATGTCCCACTAGCAGTACCAGATGTTTTTATAGCAATCAACACCTCTCTACCAATTTGAAAAATTAATTTCAAGGATTCTAGAAAGTCTGTTTGAGTACCAGAAGGGCCGGCGATTATTTCATAAAAAGGTGTAAGATTTGCTAAATTGTCTATTGTTTGTGAAGCGGGGGCCAGTGTAGCATATGATACGATACTATTACCCTGGTTGACATATTGATAATTTACTTCTCCTGTTACTGTTGCATCTAAAAATAACCCAATTGTAATAGTTTTACTACTAGCGCCAGCAGTTTCATTGGACAATGAAGCTCGCAGTAAGTCAAACTCTCCAAAATTACTTTGATCTAAAAATACCCTATTAGATTTAACTAGTGCTAGTGGTCGATATGTTGATTGGTTAACTGAAGAGATTGCCCAGCTTTTAGAAAATTTAGGGTCTAGTTTCTCAATTTTTCCCTGCGTAAATGAAGCCATTGAAGCAGTTCTTAGGGTCTTACTTGTAGTACCACCAATGTTTGCTGATGTTGCTAAAACAAACATGTTAGGGTTCTTTAAAACTGGACTGGTTCTAGAATTTGCGTTCTTAATCATATGAAATGGCACAAGTCTTCCAGTATTTGGATCTTCTATGGAAAATGTTGAATTTCCAAACCCTAAATATTGAACCTCAATTTGATAAACATTTCCCTTTTGAGGATTCAATATCATTCCTGACGGGCCTGTCCCATCGAGTTTATCAATATTAAATGATCCAGAAGGAATAAATATATTTGCTTGAGATTGCCCATCTTGAACTTGAGTGAAAGTACCGACAATATTTGCCCCAGCCACGCTATAAGCGCCGTCTAACCCTTCTGCAGATCTAGCAGAAATATAATACACAGAATCAGACTGAGCGTCAGCTAACCAGCCACCTGTTCCAAGTTGGGAATAGTCAGCAGCCCGAACAGCTAGCTGGTACGCCGTCTGTTCGGGACTATTAGCACCAGTAACCGGTACCACTATTGAACTACCATTTAATGTGACAGTTACATTTTCAGTTGCGGCGCCCGTGGTAATATCTAGTCTCCTAATCTCACGGGAACCAGACACAGAATGAAGAATACCAAAACTAGTGCCAAAATAACCAACATAATAGCCACATTCGGCTGTACCAACCCCAGTAAACATGGCGTTCCCGGCGTCGGGTGTATCAAAAATAGCTGTAGATCGCATTGTTGATCCCAATCCGGGGCGATACTCCAAACCTCGTCTCAACTGAACTGTGGCAGATCCAGAAGCAGATGTACCACTGGACAACTCACACATCCCAGATGCTTGAGACACAGAAGCTCCAGCAAAAGAAGAAGTTGTAAAAGTTTGATCATTTATGTTAGATACGAAGTCGCCCTGTGCATTTGGAACCAGTTGGCCAACCAATATTTCACCAAATGTCGAAGAGGGTGAGGCAACCTCTACCTTATTAGAGCCTCTTCCGTTTGAATTAGAACCGTTATTTAAATCTGAAAAACCCATTATCCCACCCCTATAGAGCCAGACCAGTTATTTATTAGGTGACTATTATCTATTCCAGTCAACCCAGCTATCACTGAGGCCGAGCATTGATTAACGCCTGAATCGCTTAATAAAAACACACTAACAACTTTAAACTCTGCTTCAAAGCTTTCACCATTATTCAAAATAGCATAGTTATTTGTAATATCGCCGCTCACGCCGGCTGATGAAAACCCAAACCTTAACGGAACATTAGTATCTGAACCCGGTAAAGTATTGGAAATAATAACAAATCTTGATACTGATTCAAACTCCACCTGAAGGGGTGCACTTGAAGAAATTGGTATTGTTAAAGAAGAAGTTAAGAAAGGCCTTGCTGAAGCCTGATATGATCCCACATGCCCCAGACCGACAGTATATTTGTGAAATTCGGATGAAGGCGTTGTTCTGCTGAATCCCTTTTCTGACATTTACTTACAAATCTCCACAATTAAGCTATTGCTTTATAAAATAAATAGTGTTTTTTATTCTATTTTACTCTTATCTTGCCACTTGTGAGATTCTTCATCTATCTGAATCGGGCCACCTTTAGCCCAGGTGTGACACGACCTTGCAGAGTGGCACTTGAAATGATGCATCCAACAATACCCAAGTTCCCCATCTTTATCAAAGGTATCACCAGGCATGCAGTCTTTCATTCTAGGCGATATATCAAAAGCAACACAATTTCCACATAAAGATTTTTTTGCCGCTTTTTCGGTTGTTTTCCAATAGTCAGCAATATCTTTCCAGTAATCTCCAGGCTCATCAACATTGAGAGGGCCATAATTGTATTCTTTTATTGTGGCATCTCTATTTTTTGTGTTTAGTTTCAAATCTTGAGTTGCTGGTGGGCATATGTATTTTTTTATTGTTTTTGTTATTTTTATCAGTATATTTCTCATACTGATAAATAGTGATGGTTTTTTAATTTAGCTTATGAAACCAAAGCGGCAAATAACTCCACCCATCAGACGTGGCAATTGCTGCCTCGAATGCATCCTTGTGGTATTTTATTCTTTCTCCTGTCTTTCCACTCGGGCACCAACCATAGCCCCCCTTGAAGCTTTCTGACCAGCAACCTGCTGGGTCATTTACTGTATAATATGCTCCATCAAAATCAAGTGCCACAAGAACGTGTCCATAACTTGTAAAATAACCATGAACTATAGTTGGCTTACCTTGTCGGAGTAGATCCCTAAATTCTTGTAAAGTTCCATTAGTTATTGGAGTGAGTCTTTTTTGAATTCTGTTTCTTGCGGCAAGTTCATTAAAAACATTTGCCAGACCAGATGGAGATTGGGCATAATCTTTGCCCCATTCTCTTGTTATATCGTCGGGCTTACCCCACCAACCAAACTTTGATAGTAGCATTGCTACTGATGTGTTTTGACAAGTCGAAGCTGGATGCATTTGGTTGTCATATTGGTTGAAATAACTTAAGTTATTTTCTTCTTCTTGCTCTGGGCAGTGACATAGATTATCTGCTTTTCCTGTCTTTTCTGGGACATTGACAGCACTAGATGAGACATTATCGATGGGTACATCAGAACACGCCATTAAAAATGTCAGTATAAATGGTAAGTATTTTAGCATTTTATCCTCCTGTTTTTTGCTAACAGGGGATTATCTTGCAGTTATTATGCCAGTATTATCTTTTTCTTTTTCTAGGCGGCACATCTCTAGCTCCTGCTTTAGTCTTTCTACTTCTTTTTTAAGAAATTCAACTGATTCAGAAGCTCCCGACAAATCAGGATACTCGGGAAAAGAGTAGGTTTTTACTTGGTCATCTATGGTTTTCCAAAAGTTAGATAACCAAGATCTATATTCTTCAGCGTCAGGCGCTGAGTCTGATATGTCCTCTGGTCTGGGGTATGCATCTTTTTCTGCTCTATCGGCCAAAGAGATTGCGTATTTTCCACCAGTAGCTTTGTATAGGAAACTAGTATCCCCTCTAGGGTCCTCAAGATCTTGCTCTTTAAGGTAGTGTTTCCAATTTTCCATTATAAGTTTCAT